ATCGACCCACTTGTGTCCGCTCCAGTCATATCGAATGTCCACGCGCAGATAGATTTGTGCGAATTGCATCAGCCGACCCTCGTCGTCAACACACAGCCCGTAGCAACCCTTGTTCCCGTGGGTGTCTTCGTCGTAAACCCAGGCCATGATCAGCACGGGCCCGGCGTAGACGGTCGAGTCGACAAACGCCGCCAGCGGTGTCGGCAGCGACGTGATCACTTCTTCGTCGGCGGGTCGATCTTGCCGCGAATGAACTCAGGATCGGGCCGCAGGGGCGGCGGTTCTGGCGACTTGGTGATCGGCTTGGGGGGTTCTTTGCTCTTCTCAACCATCGCTATCTCCTGAGATCACCTGATCCACTCCAAGGTACCACAAGGGGCCACCTTCTCCGGGAAGAGAGGTGGCCCCTTGTGGGCAAAAGGAAGAGGGACCCCGTGGCCCGGGGGAGCCACGGCCTGGGGGAAAGCCGCTGGGGTCCCTCGGCATCAGATGGTACACACCTGATGCCTTATGTCAAACGCCGATCGCCGCTGCAATCCGCTGGCGAGGGGTCTGCCGTGCGCCGTAGATCCTCTCGCTCATCCGGGTCTGCTTGGCATGACCCGAGATGTCCATGCGACCGAGATCGATCCAGTTGTCTCCGTCCCTGCCTGACCAGTTGGCAATCCGGAGGAACTCCTTCTCGTCCGACTCGATCAGCAGCTTGTACGCCATGGCCTCGTCGGCCCGGGGCAGCTCCCAGCGGACAGGACCGATGGGGTGGACGCAGAACCAGCCGTGCGGCGTGACTGTCTCCACGGATCCGTTGATGTGGATCTGGTAGGTCAGGTTCTTGCCCTTGACCTGGAACTTGCGGCTCGTCTCCAGCATCTCCAGCTGCTTCTTGTTCAGCTTGGACTTGAGCAGCTCGGTGGCCCGCTTGTCAGCCTCAGTGAGCTTCGACGGGCGCCCAAAGAGCGGATCGGTGCGGTACTCGTCGTCGGCTGGGTACGTGAACCAGCGGGCGTTGAGGAAGCCCGCTTCTCGGACGTAGGTGTCGATCCGCTCCTGGACAGCATTCGGGACGACAAAGCCGCCGTTGGTCGTGTTGGTGGTGCTGGTGGTAACGACCCCGGTGAACAGGCCCCTGGTGTTGAACCGGATCGTGATGTCACCAGTCCCTTCGTTGCGAGTCGTCTCGGCCGTGGTGCCGATCGGCAGGTTCATCGTGGTTTCCTGATCCCCATCGGTGTACGTGAGCGTCCAACCCGGCATCGGAATGAGGTAGGTCCGGTTGGTATTGCCGAAAACCGTCGCATCAACGTAGTCCCGGTTCGCGGTCAGCGACCATTCGGTCGCTGTCGCGACCCGGGTCCCGTTGAAATAGAGCGCGCTCTCAGCCACCCTGGAAGCGGGGGACCGCGATGATCTCCGTCGCGGTGGGCTCGAAGGATCGGATCTGGGTCGGCTTCTCGCGCTTGCTCGCGGGGACCGCGAACATCAGATACTGCGAGGACGCCTTCAGCTCGTTGAACTTGGCTTCCGCCTCTGCCGTCTCCGCAGCATCGGTCGGTGCCCACTCGACAGCCGTGTCTCCGGTCTTGTCGAGGATGCGCAGAATGTGCTTCATTCCCTCTCCTGTTGGTGGCACCCAACTTAGATCAGGATGATGACCACCTCGTCGTCGGTCCAGGTCACCGTGTCCACCGTGTAGCTGACGTCGTCGAACTCGACGATCTCATCGACGCGGGGAACGTGGTACCAGATCCGGGTCGCGAGGTGTGTCCCATCAGCCCGCCGGAACACCAGAGTGGGGTTCGGTACGCGAGCCCCACCCTGCGGCGGCATCATGTTGACACCTCGATGGTCATCACCTGATCCACAGCATAGCTCACTTGGTCAAGAGGCGGCGGGACCGGGCGGAAAGGTCGAGAAAGACCTCTCCGTCGTCGGTGGTGTACTGGACGATGGATCCGGATCGGATCATCGCCGAGAGGTTCCGACTCACCACCCACCTCGCCCCAACTGCGGTCTCGTGTTCGACCGAGACCCGCTCCGATGGCTTTCCTCGACGCCGGTGTGCCCGAACAGCGACCCCGGGTGGGACGGCCATCACGGCCGCCGCCACCACGGCAGTCCTGAGCCTGGGCCCGTCAGCCATCACGTCGACGGCAGCACGGGTCCAAGTCTGCAGACGAGCCCGGGCCGGGCTCACTTCTTGAACACACCCGCCAGATTGATCAGAACGCTGACCGACTCAAGAGTCTCCCGACCCAGCGAGTCGCGCAGCCCGGGGTCAATCGTGGCCACAGCGGCAGCCAGCCTGTCTGGCTCCATGTTCTTGAACATCCGCAGACCCAGGCGCAGCGTGGTGACCTCCTTGGGGAGGTTCACCGCGCCACCGGCGGTGCTTCGGATGATGGGCGCGAGCTGAGCTGCCCGCTGTTCGATGAAGGCCAACTGGGAGCCCTCAGTGGTGAAGGCGTTGACCTGGACGATCAGCGCGCTGACCTCCGTATTCGAGAGACCAGCGGACGTGATCAGCTTGGCAAACGGAACGACGACCGTGTCTGAGCGAATGGACGCGAGACGACGGAACGTGTCATCGCCCCACCGCGTGCTGATTTTCGCGCCGAGTCGTTCCAGTCGCTGACGTGAACGCTTTGCGGCCACTGCGCCCCACAGTTTGCGCTCAGGAACTCCGAGCGCAGACGCCACGTCGACGGCCTGGTTGCCAAGACCGACCAAGTAGACGCCCTGGGCGATGCGCTCTTCGAGAGATGTCGGCAGTCCATGCTTCGCGTTTGCCTCGTAGGTGAACAGCTCGCGCTGTGCTTGGGTGGCGCTGGAGACGACGATCATCTCGGCAGCGGTGAAACCGACGGCAATGGCCGACCGAATGCGGTGGTTGCCATCGAGGGCGGAGTACGGCGGCTTGGATCCGTAGACCACGATCCTGGGGAACACGGCCCCATCGTTCATGGCGGCGGTGTACAGCTCAACCGTCTCGGGGTGGATGGCGAGGAACCTCGCCTGATTGCGTGCCGACGCTTCGAGGTCGATGTCCTTGAACGCGATGATCTTGGTATCGAACTTGATTGCGCGGTCAACGAGCAGATCCTCCGACGCATCAGCGTGCGTGGTGGGCTGCAAGTTCTGTTCGGTCACTTCAGTGTGCCTCCAGGCGATGTGATCGCCAGCATGATGATGATCAGTCCGGAAATCACAATCAGGACTTCCAGAACTAGTTCAGACTCGCGTCGCTTCATTGCTTCGCGATCTTGGACAGAACGTTGTGTACGTTCTTCATCTGAGACTCGACTTGCTCAGGTGTGGTCGATTGGCCGCCGCGGGCTGAGTCAATCAACTCTGCGATCAATGAACTGGCACTTTTGTTTGTCTCAGCTGCGCGAACCTTCAGCCAGCGGGCTTGGTCCTCTGAGAGGTAGAAGCTTCGCTGCACCTTGTCATTCGGCATCGGCGGGCTCGATCTTCTCGGCCCACAGCACCATGCCCTCTTCGGTCCTGTGCTGCCGAAGCCGCATACCGTTTCGACGCAGCGTGTTGAAATAGCGCCCGGACTTGAAATCACCCGGGACCAGAATGGTCTTGCCGTCGATCAGCGCTTGGGTCGCCGGACTGATCCCGATGTTCGCGACCCGCTTCGATCGAAGCTCGTCGCTGACAACTTGAAACTCGTCTGTCACGAATCCCCCTTGCTCCTGTTGATGATCTCGACCGCGCGCCCCTTGGTTGTCACCGCGGCAGATCCCCAGATGACGTACGCATCGGCCTCTGGATTGATCCGCTGCACCGGCAGCAATGGCAGAGCCTCGATCGAGGCTTTCACCTGTTCCACCAGCTTCGGTGGCCAAACGCCCAGCATCAGCAGTGCGCGTGCTGTCGCCAGATCCCATTCCCGGTGATCATCGGTCCAGGGGATGTGCTCGCTGCTCTTCCACTCTTCGGGCCCGCATCGGGCCTCATGGATCAAATCGGCCAGTTGTTCCTCCATCATTCCCTTCTCAGCAGATCCGCCAGGATCCTGCCTGTCTCGAATGAGAACCCGTGGTCCTCTGGATGATCTGGGTGGTACTTGGGTACCAAGCTTCGAACCACCTCCTTCAGCGCCTCGCGCAATCCGATGTACTCAGCTGGGCTGACCGTGGTCGCCCACTTGTCCCACTTGTCCCACTTGTCCAGAACCTCGTCAGCTCGGACGGCTTCCTCGAACTCTTCGAGCAGCGAACTCGACCCGGTGGACATCATCTCGAAGGCGATATCGCTCCGGATCTCAGCCAGGGGTCTCACAGGATCCTGAAGATGAACTGGACGAGGCAGACGATCACCAGGAACTCGACCCACGAGAGTCGGGGACGGGTGAGTTGCGCGGCCCAGTAGCGCCAGCCAGTCACGCGGCTGACCCGGGACCCGGGATAGATCGCCACGACGTGTTGGTGGTCGAGACGCTCGCTGCCGCTGTTCCAGATCGTTGTTGTGCTACCGGTCGGCGACTGGATCTGCCAGAGGCTGTCAGTCCGCAGCAACCTCGCGAGGATGTTCATACGATCTCCGCCAATCGAGCCTGGAATGCACCCATCTGCTCAGCATCGCCACTCACCTCGTATTTGATGGTGGTGGTGAACCAACCCCGGCTAACGCTGGTGAGCAACAGCTTCACCCCGGTGCTCTGCGCCAGGCTCTCAAGCTTCCGACGCCGCCCGTCCTGCCCGAACGAATACCAGACCTTGACCGTGGCGCTGGTCATTTGTACTGGCCCGTGTTTTCTGACACCCGTTCCACCTTATGAGCACGAATATTTCGTAGCATAGTACGAGGAAAATGGCCCATTTCGTCCAATTTGGGGCCAAACGGCTTGTCCAGGGCCGATTTCGCAGTAGCTTGACTGCTTAGTGTCAGTAGCATACTACTTTGCACCTAGGTTGTCAAGTGTGCGCCCGGTTTTTTCCCACGCCACTCGAAAGCCGTTCAGGGGCGTTTGGCCGCGCCGACCGGGGGGGGTGAGAAGGTGTCCCTAGGCCGAACCATGCCCGCCACACAGGCGCGCACGCGGCCTTTCCCACGGGAGGCCTACCATGGCCGATCAGGATCTCGCGGCAATCGTCGCCGCTGTCGTCGCCGCGCTCAAGTCCGGCGAGACTCCCACCAGTGCACCGGCCGCTGCGCCGGTTGCGTCCCCGTTCGCGGCATCGGCTCGCGTGAGCGTCGCCGGTGTTGCCGTCGACGGGCGTCCCGCCGTGCTACAGGGGCTGTCCATGCAGGACACGCGCAAGGCCGCTGCGATCTTCGCGGTCCCCGGCTACTCGTGCACGGTCGACGCCGATTGGTCGCATGGCGGGGAAACGGTGCACGGTGCCGCGCACGGTTTCGCGACGCCCCGCAAGTCCGGCGAGCCTTGCGCCACGCTGGACAAGGCGGGGTGCACCGGCACGATCCGCTAGGCCGCGCGACCCCGGAATCCGCAAGGGTTCCGGGGTCGCACCGTACTGGCAAACGCGCTGATCGTTCGTGCGATCGTGCGTTACAACGCGGCGGTGTTTGACCCCACGGTCACGCACCGTCGCGTTGCTGCGCTCGTCGCACATCGTCCCCATCGTGCATGAGGTCATCGTTCCACCATGTCGTCTCGTCTCTACGACGATGTTCACGCTATCGATCGACTGATGCGGGAGCGTCACGCTGTCGACCTGACCGCTGACGCTAGCGGCGCGGGTCGCATCGTGAGTGAGCCCGCCGAAGCGTCCACGGGTGATGAGTACCGCACCTCGTCGCCGAACCGGAAGTCTTCCGATGGGCCGATGCGGTCCCGTCGGTTCCGCCGTTCGCGGTAGTCCTAGCGGCCAGTCCTAACTGAATACAGGAGCTGCTACGAGCGCTCCTGGGTGGACATCATCACGTTGGTGTTCACCCAGCAGCGCTCGTTTGCGTTGAGGGTGTGTTGCATGAGCAACGTTCGTTGCTCGGCTCACACACGTCACCCATACAGGAGGTTCGCTATGGCGATGTACGGATACACCGATGAGGCACAGGGCGATGCCGGTGTCGGCCAGTGGACCACCACGCCTGAGGGCATCCCGGTGTTCCGACCCCATCTGGACCCCACCCGTGCTGAGCAGGCAGCTGCAACAGCGCCGCTCAGCGCGGAGATCATGTGGCTGGTCAAGCTGCTGGACAAGGCGATCGAGATCGGCGATCGGCTCTCGATTGCCACGATCGAGACTCGCCTCGGGTTCGGCTATGGCGATCGCTTCATGCGGTCGGCGTGATGGACAACCCGTTCATGTTCATGCTCACGATGAGCATCGCAACGATGCTGGGCGCAAGCCTGGCCACGCTGTTCGTCCCCGAGGGATGGTTGGTGTGGGTGCAGCGCGTGTTCTTCTCCGCGCTGTGCTTGTTCTTCGCGTGGATCGCGCTGGTGGTCACGATCATCGCACTGTCCACGTACTAATCCCGCAACCGAGACCC